TGCTTTTCCTTTATTACCCATAATAGCAAAGAAAATAGTATGTCTATGTCCTATATCATAATCCATTGTATAAGATTCATCTTTTTTTGCAATAGCTAACCATTTAAGGAAACTTTCTCTTCTTTTTGGGCTGTAATTTATTTGACTACCCATTAGTCCCACACTCTTCTTGATGTTTGAGCCATATGATCAAATTCTCTTACAATTCTAATACTGTAATTACCTTTTGGAATTGTAATAGGAGCATGTTCTTCATGATATAGTGTCATATCTTCATCCAATACTGAAATAGCCTGAGCTTCTATATCTCCAATATATCCCATAGATGTAGAAGAGTCATGGTCATATCTATTTCTTTTCTGATGGTATGATACTATCATATCAGTTTCTTCAGGCTTGAATTGATGTGAATGACCTGTAACTTCACCCAGTGCTAAAACCACTGAATCTTTTTTTACATTTTCTTTGCGTTCAAAACTGTAACCTTCATATTCTTTATTGAATTTAGCTTGGTCATCTTCTTTTGTAATAATAACATCACCTTGTTGATAACGTATTTTCATAATTCCTCCTTAGTTTCCTGTTGCTTCCGCTTCAGCTATAGCTTCCCACGGATTTTCATCAGGATGTTTTCTTAGATTATAAACATTAAGTTCTAAGTCAGCAACTTCTATATCAAGTTTGCTAATTAATGTTTTGTTAAGTTCTTTGTATTTTTTATCGTGAATTCCATTAATAGTTACCTGAACACAAATTTTATTCAGGATTTCTATTAATTCCATTAAATCCATACATCCATTTATTTTTTCCATATATTCTTTCTAGTCAAAGGCTTAATATTGTACAGAGAGATAAATACGTTACTAAGCCTTGACTTCGCTATGGTACAAATTATCTATCGCTTAGATATTCTCTTTCGTATATTATGAAAGGACCATCTTCATCTACATCAACATCAAAATTGACACGACCTTCTTCTTCTATTTGTTGATCGATAACGTCAATCCAAGTGTCTAATTTGCGATTAGTATTTGTGACCTTATTTGTTATTTTTGTTATATATTCCAGGATTTTCATCTATAACCTCTTTTAATTTCTGTAAATAAACACATAAATCTTGAGCTTCTTCTAATGCTTCTTGTACCCATTGCGATATCGGTCTATCTACTTGATCTATTGTATTATTATGTTTTTTCCTTGATTCTTCAGAACGCAGCACAAAACTTGTTATTAACTGTGTTATCTTCAAGGAAAAACTTAAACCATCCCATATATCCTCCTAGCTTAGATTCATTTTAGTTACTTTTTTAGTGTTATTCATCCATCGTTCAGGCTTTATTCTTTTAAGCCAATCTTGTAGTGTAGGTAGAAACCCAATGTCTTCAATAATATGTTGTTCAGCTATTGATTTAACTATAACTTTTTTATTACTTGAATTAACAATAAATACACCAAACTTATCTTCACACATTTGTATCCCTAGAGTATGATGACGTAATGCTCTATGTCTTATGTCTCCAAAATATGTTTTAGATTCATCAAACCATTGATGTATTTCTAGGTAATCTTTTTCCTTACCACCGAATTTTTTAACAGATGATTTACAATGATTAAATGCTTTCATTTTAAATTCCATGAACTTTTTTGCAAATCATCTCCTGCAGGCTCTTGAATCACTTCATTGAAATATGCATCTAAATTAATTGTTTTTTTAACAAAATCAATTTCCATTGTACCTCCACCACCTTCATTATTATACCAATCATAAGTTAATAAATTTTCCAATGATGTATTTAAATCATCTATTTCTACACTAGATACATTTAAATTTTCTTGTAGTCTAGCTTTTTTAGTTGCATTGACATAACTTGGAAATTCTAAAGCATTATTTGATTTATCGTAGAATATTAATTCCCATTGATCTCCACCATCACTATAACCTGTGTATTCAAGTGTTGCTTTAAGAATTTGTCTATTTTCAAAGACATCCATAAGATCTTTCAGTCTTTTTTCTGCCACTTTTTGTTTTTTTCTTTGTTCTTTAAACCAATCAGTCATCTATTACCTCTATCTTTACCTATTGAATTAGTTGTTACTATATCTGGATGTTCTAACTCACCTTCTGGTCCGTGCATACGTTCCCATATGTTATATGCATCAGGCAAATGATCTTTGTATTCTTTTAAGTAAGTAGTTTTATCAAGTCTTAAAGCATCATCTTGCATTGCTATAAATAGATTCTTCATATTACCCATTATTCTCTCCTTTTTTAGTTTTATTTTTAATTGCATTTAAATTATCGATTAATTGTCCTGTCCAAAGAACAAATTCTTCATCTATATGATGAGGATTACTACTATTAGTATAATAGAATTTTTCAGTTATACGAACAATACTCCATGGGAATTCATTTGAAGATTTTTTTCTTCCTAGACTAATAAATATCTTTGAATATCCTTCATCATTACTCACACCATAAGCACAATGACCTAATTTGAGAAAGAAATAATCATTTTCATCAAACGGGTCTTGTGATATTTTTTGTGTCTGAGTTTGTATTAATACTTGTTTCATACCCATAATATCTCTCCTTTAGTTATTTTTAAATGTATGGGTATTTTTAATGTAAGGTATACCCAAAACCTTATAGACCTGCAGAGAGCCATTACCTCTAGATTACACTGCAATTTTAAATTGTCCGTACACGACTAGTGCTTTTCAACCTAGTCCACCTCAACCTATGAGCCAGTATACAAACAAATTAATGCTGCTATCTGTACTCTCCACTACTCTGCTTTACGCAGCTCCCTCTGGACAATTTAATAATTTCGATAGGATAGGCTACATAAAGTCTGGACTGCCTGTATTGCAAATCATCAGTCAGTTTCATTATGCATCGTGTTAATTCACGGCACCTGGATATAGGAACCAATCACCTAGCTGTACCTATCCTATCTGTCAAGTTATTTCTTCGCATTAGCTCAACGTTCAGAAAACAACTCGAGTTTTAATTTTTATCGCTGTGTGGGTAAACTATCTAATTAGACGAAATTAGACTTGGTTGTCATCCAGTTTACCCAGACCTGCGATTAATTATGCATTCATAAAGATAGCATAATATCTTCTATACTTAGCTTGATTGGAAGTATTGGTATTAAACTTTATTTTAAAACCATACCTTCTTTGATGCCAATCGGCTATTTCTTTTGTATTGTAATAAGGACATCTTTTCTTTGGTTTAGCTAGATTTAAAGCGACCATTGAATAATCCTTAATATGAAATAGAATGAACCAAATAATAGAAACATTTTTATTGAAAAGTCACCCAAATGACTATCTTCTTTAGGATGTACTAATCTTTCATACCATCTTTTAATAAATCCACGTTTCCATAGCATTTTGTATGGATTAGTTGTCCACTTTTCTAATTGGGTGTTAATCTCTTTAATTAATGTTCTTCTATTCATAAGCACTTCTATTTGTTGATCTATAACGTCTTGTTTTTTTACAGCTGCTTCTTTAAGTGTCTCTACTTCAGTATGCAACTCATCTCTTTCTATTGCAGATGACTCATATTTACCTTCTGCCCATTCCATATAACATATAGTACAGCAAAAGTCTCTATTTTGTGCAAATAGTAAACCTTTATCCAATTTGTCTTTTTTTACATTAAAGACATCTTTTATTGTTTTTGTTATTTCAAGTATCTTATCATCGTCATCAGTAATATGTCCAAATGAGTGATAGATGTTATTTGGATTTATACGTCTATCTATTTCAGGCATAAAGTTACTAGAACATTTTAAACACTTTATTTGGTCTTCAAATCCATTACTATACATATTACAGTCCTTTCGGTTTTTTATTTGCTGGATGTCCATTTATTAATGTACCATTTGGATTCCAAGCTCTTTTAATACCTTCAAAGAATTTGCGTAAAGCTTTTCTTTTGTTCTGCATTTTTCTCCATTCACTTGAAGACATATTCTTTTTATGATGTTTACTTCTAGGCATATCATTCCTCCTTATTTAGAGTTATTGCAGGCTTAGTTTTAGCAATTTCACCTAATGGTGCTGGTGATTTAATAATGTCTAATGCTTTTTCTAGTAAACCATATCCATCTATTATCTCAAAAGCACATTGATTACAACTTGGCCAACAAATATATCTCTTACTTGGTTTTTTATCTTTTGTAAGAATGTCCATTGTATCTTTATCTTGGTCTCTTTCAGCAGTACAGAATCCTTGAGAATACTCTCCATATGCTATTTGAGGATACGTATTTTTCATTGTTGTTATAAAGTCTTCAATTACTTCAATAGCTTCTTTTTTATCCATACTTTCTATTAATGCTTCTCTATCTGGATATACAGGTACTTCAACACTTGCATTAATTTTGTTCCATAAAGCCATATCATCTCTCCTTTTTTTTATATTAATACTATTAAAGAATGAGAGCCTATCCAATAAGCTTTCACTTATCTGAATAGACTCCCATATACATTGGCTTTAGATGATTTATCACATCAATTGCCTCCATTTCTAATAGTGTGCGTTTTTTACTACGCAGGGATTTAAATGCTATAGCCTCATACGTTATGTACAAGGCTATAAACATAATTATACTTAAGCTAATACAGTTGCTAGCTTATCATTATCCACAGTCTTAATATGATTGAGTGAATACTTATCAGCTTTGAGCTGTGATTGTGTACCTAACTTCTTATCGAAGTATGGTGTACCTGCTGGTTCAGCTGTAAATGACCATAGCTTACCACCCTCAGCGAATTGTAATATAGTACCACTTGCAATCTGTGATGTTACATCTTTATAAGTATACTCATTACCTGTATTATCATCAATGTTTGGTCTACATTTAGAGATAATAGCACTCTCATACTCTTTGGGGTTCATTACTTTCATAAGACTAGTAAATAGTTCAATAAGTTCTTTCATAGACATAATATAGTTCTCCTAATTAGGTTGGTTCTACTTACTTAATACATTTAAATAAGCGTAGTGCTGGCAGGGAGAGACCACAAGGGATACTGGAGAGGGTGCTGCCTGTGAGGGCAGTGACGTTATCTAACCACATAAACCCATTGGGAGAAAACTCAACGTAAACTTGCACCCTATACAGTAGAACGCAGGGGGGTCGGGTTGTAGTATATCACCCACACGCATTCTAGAACCGTTTTTCCAAAATTCCCTGTCTATAAACTAATTGATTGCCTAAATTGTATAACCAGTATTACTAATTGTATGATAATTTATACTATGAAAGAAAAAGGAAGAACTAAGAAAGAGATCTTCGATCCAATATCTGGTCAATGGATTCCTACTGATATGACAGAGGATGACGTAATGCGATTAATGCAGCAATCGGACGAATTGAGAGCTGAGGCTGAGATATACACTAAAACATTGTATAAAAAAATGGGAGCAACAGAGGGTTGGACACAAGACGAAAATTGATACGCAGGGATTATAGTACTATATATAGTTCAATATATAGATACATAAGATACTAACGTATCTAGTTACTATATATGGAAACTATAGAACGTAAACTAAAGAAGTTCGGGTATAAATTAAAACCGTTCAACATCTATACTGTAGAAGAGGCTTTAGCACAAAAAATAAAATTTATATATTGGAAGAAAGCTAAAGTAGGTGATTGGTGCGAGACTGATGATGGATGGGTAGTTGAGTGTATCGGAGACTATAAAACAGGTAAACGGACTCAATTAATGTTTTCTTGCGGTAGGGCTTGGGTTGATAAAACATCTAAGCTGGAGTTTTCACCTCGGATGGAGTCTCGTAACTTTTATGGTACTGGGGTTGACTCTTGGCAAAAGGCAGAGATGAAGAAGGGGCGTACAAAACGAGTGATAACAATGTATGCTCATATGCTTTTAGATGGAAAACCTATTAAATGGGACTTATTAGGTCGTATATACCGTCCAGACCAATTAAGACCAGATGTAACAGTCAAGAGGCTGTTTAAAGAAAAGGAGATTAGTGGTTTGATTGATAAAAAAATTAGAGAATTAGGTAAAGAACGTGGTATAACAGAAGATACTGCTTTTGAGTGGATACAGAAGGCAGCAGAGATAGCTGCAAAAAAGGAAGATGCGTCTAATTTAATGCGTGCAGCTGAAAATGTAGTAAAAATATTTGGGATGGAGCCTAAAAAGCAGGTTCAGACAGATACAATGCAAATTGATCTTTCTAGACAAATTGAGGGGCAGATAGAAAAAGAGGAGGCAAAACTTGTTGCGAAGCAAGAACGAGAAGGATTTTCTGAAATAGAAGCAATATCTGATGACACCTAATGAAATGATGGAACTTATCATAGAAAAATTTGATGGTGAGCTTATAGATGGACCTTTTAAGTACAAAAAACGTATAAAACCGATTATTTTACCTGACGATACGTACAATTATACAAAAATTGAACCTATAGTAATAGAAACTACACAATTAGAACTATTATGAGTAAAGCAAAACAAGAATTAAAAGCTAAACTTAAAAAAGACATGCTTCTTTTTGGAAAAGTGGCTATGCCAAACATGTTTAGCTCAGAATCGCCTGCATTTCACGGGCAAATAACAAAGAGGCTCCATGAGAAAAATCTTAAACAAATTAACATCATTGCACCAAGAGGTCATGCCAAAAGTAGTATTGTTGGGGGAGTTTTTCCGCTCTATCATCTTCTTTTTGATGAAGGTCCTAAACTTGTTGTCCTTGTATCTCGTACTCAAGATCATGCAGTTAAACTCTTGGGTACAATTAAAGATGCGTTAGATTATTCTGAGCAGTTAAGGTATATATTTGGCTATTGGGGGATGAACTCTGCAAAAAAATGGACACGATCTGAAATAGAGTTAAAAGATGGCTCTATGATTATATGCAAAGGTACTGGACAACAGATTCGTGGTATAAAGGTAGGAAATCAACGTCCTACTTTAATTATATTAGATGACCCAGAAGATGAAAACAACACTAAGACGTCAGAAGCTATGGAAGCAAATTTAAGATGGCTGCTACAATCTGGCGTTCCTTCATTAGATCCTATCAGAGGCAGAATAGCTGTGATAGGAACTCCGCAGCATGAACGTTGTATGGTAGAGCTGCTAAAAGGAATGAAGGGATGGGAAACAATGACATTTCGCCCTGACATGGAAAAGGGAGTCCCTCTTTGGGACGCAGTCTGGCCTATGGATAAGCTGCTCAACAAAAAGGCAGAACTAGAGTCTATAAACAGGGCGAGTATTTTTTATCGAGAGTACATGTGTCAAATTGTTGGTGATGAAGACCAATTATTTAAACAGGACATGTTTCAATATTACGATGGATTCGTGAAGATAGATAATGATGGCGAGGCTTTACTACATATAACTGAACTAAATGGCGAGAAGGTGGAAGAGAAAAGAGTTGTAAATATCTTTACTGGGGTGGACCCAGCTTCGAGTACAAAGCAAACAGCAGACTTTTCTGTAATATTCAATATAGCTATAGATGAAAATATGAATAGGTTTGTTTTACCCTATTGGAGAAAACATGCAACACCATTAGCAGTTGCTGATGCTATCTTACAAAATTTTAAAACATATAATTCTAAAAAAACTCGGATCGAGGTTGTGGGTTATCAGGAAATGCTTAGAGAGTATGTTAGACAAATGGCAGAGGAGCAAGGTATGTATGTTCCTGGATTAGAAATTAGAGAAAATCCTAGAAATGCTAAGTCTAGTAGGCTAGAATCAATGCAGCCTGCATTTGCGCAAAGAAAAGTTTATATGATGACAAAGATGGTTGAATTTGAAAATGAATTATTACTGTATCCTAGAGGAAAACATGATGACTTGTTAGATGGTATGTACTATGCTAATAAGGGTTGCTATAAACCCTACGTTAGAGATAAAAAGGAAAGCCAAGAAAAGAAGAAATCTTTTTTCTCACGAGGAGCAGACTGGCTTACTGCCTAAATTATATAGATTATACTTTTTATATATAATAGCTTCTTTATAATGCCAAAGTGGATATTTTATGAAATTTAACTTTTTAGGTAGATTAAAGTCTAATAAAAAAGATAGTTTATCACCTAAAAAAGAACCTGTTATAATAGACGTAAGTTCTTATAATGAGGAAAATAAGGTTTCTATAAAATCTTCTACTTTATATAACTTTAATTCTTTCGTAAGAGATATGGATAGGGTTATAAATCCTACACCCCCTAATAATGCGGAGATAATCGAACTTTGAGAAATAGAACGATAGAAGAACGTATTAACCAAGAGCCTGCAGATATACTAGGTGCAGATGCAGGTGCTCCAGAACAATTAGAGATCCACGAAGATGTAAAGAAGACTTTAGAGTTATTTACAGAATATGAAAACGCCAGAAATGACTGGGCAACTAAATTCCAAGAATCTATTCAATTTAGGCAAGGCGCTCAATGGTCTAGGGAGCAAACAGAGATTCTTGAGAGAAGAGGGCAAGCTGCTATCGTTGTAAATAGGATACACCCTATTGTTGAAACAGCAAAAGCCTTATTAACTTATAATAGACCTCAATTCCGTTCTACTGGTAGAGAAGACAGTGATACTAGAACATCAAAAATTTATTCAGACGTCATGGCTTGGATATGGGAAAGATCTAATGGGAATACTGAATTAAAACAAGCTATTGATGATTATTATGTAGGTGGTATGGGAATACTTCAAGTATTTCAAGATGCGCATATTGATATGGGACGGGGGGAAGTTCTAATGAAATCTCTAAATCCGTTAGATGTCTATATTGATCCAAACTCTAGAGATACCTATGGTAGGGATGCTGCTAACATAATTATATTAAAAGTTTTAACCGATGAACAGGCTAAGAAAATGTTTCCTGAGTATGAAGGTATATGGGGAAATGCTGAAAGTGTTATGGAGGCTGATCATTATCCAGGCACTAATTTAGCTGCTAACGAGAAACAATCTTTTCTAGGAAACACTAATTCAGATCATTATCATGTAAAGAGAAAGTATTATGAGCGATATGAGCGTATTAAGGTAGATTTTCATCATGTTTTTGAGCCAGATACTATGCGAGAAGACCTATTTAGTGATGATGAGTTTGAAGAGTATATGCAAGAAACTACAATGTGTGTGCAATACAAAGATGGAACTAAAAACTATGTAAATGATCCTGAGCAAGTTGCTCAATATATGACTTACATAGAAAAATCAGGTTCAGTCTATCATATGGAGCAACCTGAGCCACAGATGAATCCAGAAACAGGTGAGGTGCAAGAAATGCCACCTGAAATGGTTCCTGGAGAAGAAGACGAAAATTCTATCCCCGACTCTACGATCTACCTCATCCCACACACAAAGGCACAGTTTGTTGAACTTGGTTATAATCTATATAATCAGATTCAGCAAGACCGCATAAAAATGATAGTCTCAGTCGGGGATAAACTTATGTATACAAGGGTTTTACCGTGCGAGGATTATCCTATTGTTTTAATGCAAAACATTCATAATAGGAATCCTTATCCTGAAAGTGATGTTAGACTTTATAGACCCTTACAAGAATATGTTAATAAAATTAGATCTTTAATAATAGCACACGCATCTACTAGCACAAATGTAAAACTTTTAATCCCTAGAGGATCTGTTGATAAAAAGCAAATTGAAGAAGAATGGGGAAGGGCTGGAACTTCTGTAATTGAGTTTGACGCTGAATTAGGTGCACCTGTAGTTGCTGGACCTGTTCCACTTCCTAATGAATTATACAAAAATGAAGCCGATGCTAAATCTGATTTAGAGTATGGGTTTGGTATATATGAAATGATGCAAGGTGCTGGGCAAGGGGCTCCCTCTACTTATAGAGGAACTGTTATTATTGACGAATTTGGACAAAGAAGAATTAAATCTCGTAGAGATGATATTGAAGCTGCTTTAAATCAATTATGTAAGGTATGCGTACCTTTAATGCAGCAAATGTATACAGAAGAAAAAATTATTAGACTGGTTCAACCAAATAACGCTATGAAAGAAGTTACTTTGAATCAATCTATATATGATGAATATACAGGAAACGAAATAGAACGAGTTCATGACATGACTGCTGGTAAATATGATGTTGTTGTCGTTGCTGGTTCTACGTTACCTGCTAATAGATGGGCACTTCTTGAAACCTATCAAGAACTTTACAAAAATGGTCTTATTGATCAGATTGAAGTTCTTAAGAAGACCGACTTGGTGGATATTGAGGGTGTGATAAACCGCTCAGGTGAGATGGCGCAATTACAAAATGCATTACAAGATGCGGAAGAGCAAATTAAAACTCTTCAGGGTGATTTGCAGACAGCTAATCGAGAGGACTTACATTCCAAGAAACGCCTTGAGGTTGAAAAGTTCAAGGGAAAAATGGGAAGAGTATCTGACCGTGCTGAACAAGCAGGAGAACTGTTTAAGGCACGAATTGGTGATGCTCAACGTGAAATGAATAACGAGGTTAAATCCGTTAAATCCGAGAAGGAAGATGGAAGATCTTAAAGGAGTCGAACAATGAGTGAAGAAACACAAGTACAAGAACAAGAAGCATCTGTAGAGCAAGTTGAAGAAGCTACACCTGAAACGTTTATAGACGGTCCAGGAAATGAAGCTGACGCACAAAACGTTATAGATGATGTTTTAGGAGCACAATCATTAGAGGATCCATTTGGAGAATTAATGACTGATGCAAAAGAAAACGTACCTGGGGTAAATGAGCCAGAGGTACAAAACCCACAAGAAGTTGAAATGGCAGCTGATGAGGTTGAACAGCCTCAAGATGAGTCATTTCAATACTGGCAGAGCCAAGCTGATAAGAGGGCTAAGGAGCTTGAAGAGGTGAAATCAAGATATCAGGATTTAGAAGAAATTGCACCTATAGCTAGGTACATTAGAGAAAATCCACAAGTCTTGAACTCTGTAGAGAATTCTTTATCCGTTAATAAACCTGGGGAAACCCTCCAAAAAGAGAATTCACAGGAATTAGCGAAGAAACCCGAGAAACCAAGCAAACCTGCTAACTACGATCCGATTGAAGCTACAAGTGATATTGAAAGTGATAGTTTTAAGTATAGAGAATCAATGGAGACTTATCGTGATGCTATGATGGATTTTTACGAAACTCGTGAACAAAGTCGTGATATTGAAGTGCAAAGACAGCAAGAGCAAGTTGCGCAACAAAATTACATGGAGAATGTACGTTCACAGTTGACTAATGTCTATGGTTTTGGAGAGAAGGAATCTGAATCTTTTATTAAAGATATGAGCAGACCAGAATCTTTATCTTTAGAAAATTTAGTGACTGTATGGAAACTAAAAAACAAACCTACTGAGCAGCAGATCAAAGCGCCGAAAAAAGTTCAACAAATGAGATCTCAAGCTGAAAAACTAGCAGTGAAACAACCTGTAGGCATTGCGCCTAGTCAAGGACAAGTAGCTCGGGGAGTAGAGGACCAACTTATGGACGCTATGGTAGCGGACTATAAATCTAAAAACCCGTGGTAAAAAGGAGCTAGATAATGGCTAATAAATACAGTGTAAGTACGGGCGGTGCAATGGCAAATGCTGCGACTATAAATGATAGTCGTAGGTTATATAACTTTGGTGACAGAGTTGCAGAGCTTGCCCCACAGCAAAGCCCGTTCTTCGTTTATTTAAGTAAGGTTGCTAAGAAACCTACAGACGATCCCGTCTTTAAATTCTTAGAACAGAGACATCAATGGCAAAGACGTAACTTTGAGATTAAAACAGCTAAAGCTGATCAAAATCTTAACTCAAGTACTACTATTACTGACTTGAGAGTTACTGCTAAGTATGATAAATATGGTAACACCCAATCAGCAGACACACTTCCTGAGTTTTTTACTGTAGGTGATACTATTTCAATTACAACTACTGATGGCCCTAATGTGGTTACTGCTATAATCACTGCTTTTGGCACTGATGGTGCAGACTACAAGTCTCTTACGCTTACTGCTCTTGCAGTAAACGGTAATACTACTTTAAGCAGTTTTACTGATATTGACTTTGCAGATGGTGATTCAGGTCAAGTAATTGGTAGTGCATTTGCTGAAGGTACTGGTGCACCTGATGGATGGAAAGACGAAATGTATGATAGAGAAGGATATTGTCAGATCTTTAAGACAGCTATCTCATTATTCTCTGGTACATCAATGTCTACCAAATATCGTGGTATTGCAGACGAGTACAAAAGAGTATGGCAAGAAAAGCTAATGGAACATAAAATGGACATCGAGCACGCAATGTTGTTTGGTGTAGGAAAAGATGATTCTACATCGACAGGTCCTAAGCGTTATAGCTGGGGAATGTTGCCTTACGCTACAAATAATGGTACTAATGAGTCCTTTACTTATGCAAATACTGCATATGACAATATACTTGATTACTTAGAAACAATGTTTGCCCCTGAGAGTGGTAATTCTGGAGATAAGCTTGTCTTATGTTCTAGAAGAATCCTTGCTTGGTTGAACAAACTAGGTGCTGACAGTTTCCTACAAAATACTGTAGGTGCTGCTACTCAGTACAGTTTAGATGTAACTAGTATTCCAGGTCAATTTGGACATAACGTTACTAAGGTTAGTACTATTTTCGGTAACTTGCATTTTGTGCAGGAGCCTCTATTGAGAAATCAATGGGAAAATAAAGCGATCTTAATTGATATGAAAAACGTTGCTTATCGCCCTCTTGTAGGAAATGGTAAAAATCGTGATACCCATATCATAACAAATGTACAAGGTAATGACGTGGATGGAAGAAAAGATATGATCTTGACCGAAGCTGGTCTTGAGGTATCTTTACCTGAAACTCACGGAGTTATGACCTTTTCATAATAAGTGATTAATCTGTTTAGTGGCAGGCATGCATGAAAACGCCCTCCTGCCACTAAACTTTATAGGAGAATAAAATGGCAAAAATAAGCCGAATAGATGGAATGTACACAATTGCTACTTCTATTACAGCTAATTCTACAACTGCTAGTGCATCTTCAGCTATTTATGTTGGAGTTGCTGGTAATTATGAATTTTATGTAAATGGAGCATGGGTACATTTTAAAGCAGTACCTGCTGGTACAGTATTACGAGTTATGGCTACAGGCGCACGTGACCAATCAGACGGTTCTGCTCCAGCAGCTGGCGAAATAGTGTTTTTATCGTAGATGTCAACGACAAGTTCATCAGTAAAATCTAGAGTAGAGGATCTAGTTGGAACGATTGAAGACGATGCGACTGCTATTACGCAATGGGCATCGGATACTGCTCGTGAAGTTATCAATCTTCTTCCTCAAGATATGTTATGGAGTGTTTCGACAACAAAGTCAGACTCAGGGGGAGGATCGGGAGCAGTTTTAACACCAACAGTAAATGGTTCAGGTGTTATATCAGCAATAGCTATTACAAATGCGGGTAGTGGTTATTTAAGCGATCCAGAAGTTACGTTAACTCATGCTTCTGGAGTAAATGGCGAGATAAGAGCTTTTACTTCTGGTGGAATTATAACTGCAGTTGACATTGTTAACGGAGGGTCTGGATATACAGCAGGCAGTGGTGCAGGTACTGGAATAACAGTAACTGTTAGTGGCGGTGGTGGTGTTTCAGTAACTACAGCAAAATTTTTATATGCTGAAAAAAGTGGGTATCAAGCTACTGAAATAGAAGCTTCTAATAAAGCTAGAGCAACAGATTCAGGATCAATATTTTATGCAACAACAAAATCCCCTTCTTATTATAGAGAAGAGGGTAAAATTTATGTAGTCCCTAATGGTGGAAGTGTTCATGTAGTTGATTATCCAACAATAGCTTATTCTAACAGTGGAGTGACTGGTGTACCTGATGATGTAGAACATCTGGTTATTATGGGTGCAGCTGTAAAAGCAAGGATAGGGCAATTAACTTTATTAAGAAATGCTATTTCAGATTTATCCTCTCCTACTTTTACTGAAGTAGAGTTTGTTTTAGAGGCTATCCCAACAATAACTGATTTATCTTTATCGGAGATAGCACCAACTTTAGTTTTAGAGTCGTCACCTGTTTTATCGGATTTAGTAATATCCGCAAATCCTCCTGTTCCTCCACCTACGCCAGTATTTACAGACAACACAGTTACTTTAACTGGTATAACAACACCTGCCTATATTCCGCCTGTAACTGATTTAAGTTTTACATCAGCAGATACGTTTATTACTACTCAAGAAGATGTAGAACTTGCAAATGCTGAATTACAGAAAGTTTCTCAGCAAATAAATAAATTTCAAGCAGATATGCAAAATCAAACGCAAAAATTTAACGAAAGCAATGTTGTTTACCAAGCAGAGGTGCAAAAGGCAATACAAGATGCTCAATTAGATTCTGGTAAAGATTCTAGGGAATATGAAAGTAAATTAAGAAAATTTAACGAAGAATTGTCACGTTATCAGCAACTTGTAAATAAAGAAGTACAAGAATATAGTATAAACAATCTTCAAAAAGATTTATCGTTGTGGACCCAGAAACGTTCAAATCAGTTACAAAAATATGTAGCTGATTTAGATAAATATAAGGCAAAAACTTCTAATGAAAAAGAAGTGTACGCAATAAACGAATTACAAAAAGAAATCGGCTTATATCAAGCTGATCAAAATAATAAGCTACAAAAATACCAAGGTGATCTTTCTAAGAAGTCACAAAAATTTCAATCTGAATTTGGGATATGGCAAACTAATGTATCTTCTGAATTTCAGAAACATCAAGCTATGATGGGTGAATTAGCTGCGTTACAAGCTCAATATAGAGATGGATTGCAAAATTTTGTAGCATCATATAGATTACCAAAAGGAGAAAAAGATGGCGAGTAGAGTAGAATATGCAGTTTCAGCTACTCCTGTAGCTGCAGTAGGGGCTGGTGAAAATGTCGCTACAGAAACTATAGCTGCAGACGTTAATAAGTCAATTGGTGGCAGTGGAAGCGTCACTGTAACATGGGGAACAACAACATATGCACCTTATGTAACAAGTGCGACTAATTTGGCTGCAGGGCAAACAGCAGCAACACTAGGAACCTTTACAAACGCTAAATTTGTAGTTATAAAACATACTGGATACTTGTATTCAAGTGCTAGTGCTTTAGGAGCTGCAACCGATGCTAAGTTAAAGGTTACAATGGTGGCTACAATAGCGAATGCGACTACAGTAGCAATTCTAAATGCAGGTGATGCAATTATACTTCCTTATAATGTTGCATGCACTCCAACATTATTTAGTGCTGGAGATGGTGTTGCAATTGCAGTTGAGGTAATGGCTACAGTATAATGACTCAACAGCAACTAATAGAATTGGTCCAGCAAATGCATCCTGAAATTGGAGAGACTCAAATACGAATGATGTTGAATCAAGCTTTGGCTGAATTTGATCATGAAGTAAAGTTTGCTAGTGGAACAGCTACTGTTACTCCAGTTGCAGACCAGAGATATTATAATTTTACAGACTTTTCTCAAGCTGCGTATAAAGACCATTCTGGCACAACTGTAAATGCTGCATCTATAGCGGCAAATGACGATGTTTTAGAATTGACCCGTGTAGATTACGCAGGTAAACTAGTAAAGAGAGCAATCGGAGAACCAGTTACTACGGATTTAACATAATGGCATTAATAAAAGAAAAACTGTGGTGGATAAAGGATGGGAAAATTGGAATATCTGTATATGACTATTCAGAGGATAAGTATACTGATATAGCTGCTGCTGATATAGCTGCTGCTGATAAAATACAAATTCACTTCTTAAGAAAGACAAAAAAATTAGGGACTGATTTAACAAAATCTCCCGATATACCAAAACAATTTCACGATGGGCTAGTTTCACGAGTATTGGAAAAATTGTATGCACGAAAAGGCATGATGAATGAAACTGGGTATTGGAAAAACGAATGGTTAACAATGATAAAAACTGCTAAACAATATGAAAACAAGCATAGAGATGGAACACCTTATGCTGTTAAACAACATAACTACTAATGGCTGCTGGAACATATAATATAACAATAGATAAAGGATCTGATTTTTCCTTTACTGTAACATTAGCTGATTCAGGAGGCTCTGCGATTAATATTAGTGGATATGCTTTTAAAGCTGAAATACGAAGAAAACCAGAGACTAAACTTGAGAAAGCATTTACCATATCTATAACAAATGGTAGTGGGGGTGTATTAAAAATGGCTTTAACTGATGGAGATACTAGGGATTTACCAGTTGGAAAATTAAGATATGATCTAGTTGGTAAGGATGGTAGTAATAATATTGAAAGATATTTAACAGGTACTGTTACGGTAAATGATACTGTGACTAGTACGGAAGGATTATAATATGGCTGAAGTGAATATAACAGTCACCCCTACAGCAAATGCAAATGTTACGGTTAGTTCTACTGTTTCAGCGTCTGGCGTTACTTTTGATAGTTCAACTAGTGATCTATCTGTAACCGATCTACAAAACGCAGTTTCGGCTTTAGCTAATGAAAAATTTGCTCAAGATGGTACTCCGTCAACTGGTGTAACAGAAGGTGACATTTGGTATGATACTGATGATGATAAATTAATGGTTTATAAAAATAGTTCCTGGGTTGAAACTCAAGAAGTGCTTGGGCAACTAGATGGCGGGAGTTATTAACAATAATGGAGAAAAATAATGGCTAATGTAATTAGATTCAAACGAGGATCGGACGGAAGCCTACCTAATCCAGTCGGTTCTGGTGAACCACTATGGAGTGAGGATAACTATAAGTTATACGTTGGAGTTAACTCTTCAAGCTCTAAATGGGTGGGAGCTGAAATCGATAACGGAACTTCACTGGGAACCTCGCAAACAAAACTTGCGACCCAGTATGCAATTAAAACTTATGTAGATGCGCAACTTGATAATCAAGATGCGTTATCTGAGTTATCAGATACTACTATAACTAGTGCAGCTGATGCAAATATGGTTTTGTATCACAATGGTGATTCAAAGTGGAAAAATATGGCTCTTTCTGGAGATGCCACAATAACAAATGCTGGAGTTATGACTCTTGCAAGCACCGTTACCAGCGTAACATCGTTAGCAAATCTTGCAACAGTCGGAACGGTTACAACTGGAGTATGGCAAGGTACAGCAGTAGCTGTAGCTCATGGGGGAACTGGAGCATCGACTTTAAATAATTTGATTACGATGGGTACTCATACAACTGGCAATTATGTAGCAACCGTTGCAGACTCAGGAACAGGGGGAATTACTGTTGCTAATAGTGGGGCAGAAACAGCTGCCGTCACCCTAGAGCTAGATATTCACGGATTAACAACAGATACAATAGCTTCTGGTGATTTTGTAGCTTTCTCAGATGAAGGAACGTCTGGAGACCCAACAGATAAAATAACTGTAGATAATCTTATGGAGACTGGTTTAAGTCTTGTAACGGCTGATACAGTAGCTGTCGCAGCTGATCACTTTGTATTCTTAGATGGAGGAGCTACTGGAGCTGCAAATAAAGCGAGTATAGCTTCTTTAATGACAGCAGCAGCAGGTACTGGGATATCAGCATCTAGTGGTGTGCTAGCAGTTGACGCTACTCAAGCTATTACAACTATTTCTGGGGATTTGACTATTTCTGGTGATTTGACTGTATCGGGAGATACTGTAACACAAAATGTAGCAACACTAGTTGTAGAAGATCCAATGATAAAATTAGCGTCTGGTAATACAGGGAGTGATGCAATTGATTTTGGATTCTACGGTACTTATGAAGATAGTGCTGGAACTCCAGAATACTCTGGAATTGTTAGAGACGCTTCAAGTGGTGATGGCGAATGGATATTTTTTGACAGTTTAACTACTGAACCAAGCACTACAACTACAGTTGGCTCTAATAATTTTGCTTACGCAGCAATAAAATGTGCTGATGTTACTGGGATAGACGATGATGGCTCTGGAAATGCTGAATTGAATGGATTTAATATTGATGGAGGTGACTATTAATGGCTAATCTAATTCAATTAAAATATCGTTCAGCTGCAGATGCGAATGCACCTGGTTCTTTAGCTGATGGAGAGCTTGCAGTACAAATGCAGGATAAAAAAATCTATTTCAAGACCAACTCTGGCATAAAATATATAAAGGAGAATACTGAGGCTCAGTCAGAGGCTGAGTCGAATGCAGTGGCCTTGGCAATAGCGTTAGGATAATAATATGGCTAATACTTTTAGATTACGAACAAAGGCAAACTTACAAACATCATTAGCAGATGTATATACTGCAAGTAGTGTAACTACTATTGTAGTTGGTATGACTATTTGCAATAGAGACTCTTCATCTAGGACAGTAGATGTAAAAGTTGTTACAGATACGAGTTCTAATGCAGATGTATATTTATTAAAAGGAGCACCAGTTCCATCTGGAGGTTCTTTGGAGGTGATGTCAGGTAATAAGCTAGTTTTGGAGACAACTGATAAAATACAGGCATTGGCTAGTGTTGCTGATAAGCTAGACGTAGTCTTATCAATAATGGAAATTAGTTAATGGGTTACTTAGGAAATGCGCCTGCTGATCAAGCGATACAGATTGGCAGCGATACAATTTTATCATCCCATATTGATGACGGAGTCATCGTTGATGCAGATATAAATGCTAGTGCTTCTATCTCAGTTTCAAAGACTGCTTTAGCAGGCGGTACAGGATTAACCCTATCCACTAACACGCTTAACGTAGATGCTGCACAAACTCAAATAACTTCAGTAGGTACAATAGGTACAGGTGTATGGAATGGCACTGCAATTGCTTCAGCCTATTTAGATGCAGACACGGCTCACCTTTCAGGTACGCAAACATTTAGTGGAGCAAAAACATTTACATCCTCACCTCTATTATTATCTGCATCAAGTTCAAGATTTAGTATAAGCAGAACTTCAACGAGTGGTAATGCAGATTTATCATTTAGAACAAATAATTCTGAGACAGATGGATGTTGGACTGTTAGGATGGGTTCTGATACAACTCCCGATTTATCTTTTAATAGGTGGACAGATGGTTCTACAGATACAGCAATAATGACTCTTAATCACGATGGCAATACTACTTTTGCAGGTCAAATAAAAGCATCTGATGGCACAGCAGGTGCTCCAAGTTATAGTTTTTCAACTGACCCTGATACAGGAATATACTGGGGTGGCACTAACGCTATGGGATTTGTTACTGGTGGAACATCAAGGATGGAGTTAAGAGCTAATGGCTCATTGGTAATAAATCAAGATTTAACTACAGCATACGCTTTAGAGATTGACCACGAAGGAGATGCATATAATGGTCTTCACGTTGACGCAAGTGCTTTAACTACAGGTTCAGCAGCTCATTTTTATTCTAGTATAAATAGAACAGCAAATTATCCACTTGTTGAGTTACAAGACGACAATGGAGGTGCAGGTGGATATGGATTAAAAATAAGAGTAGATGGTAATGGTGATTATTTAAGATGCTACAATGAAACAAATGTTCACGCTAAAATTGATATTAATGGCAATTTTACTACAGCAGGGGGTATGTTTATTACTCAAGCTGACCATAGCAATACTGATGCTTACTTTGGTCTTGGCAATGATGCAGATTATGGTCAGATAGGTGCTAATGAGATAGGTCTATGGAATGTCAATGATAATGATATAATCTTTGGTACAAACAATGCTTTAAGAATGACTATTCAAAATGATGGAAAGGTTGGAATTGGCTGTACCCCAAGTGCCCCTCTTCATGTCCTCCTAAATGCAGGAGTAAATAGCACTGTAGAACTTTTAAGACTTGATATGAATGAAGGTTCACACGTTGGGGGTAAGGGAGGTGCGATAGTATGGAAAGATATAAGTGTATATGACGACTGTTTAAGCATTGAAGGTGTTAGAGATGGTGTTTCAGGTAATTCAAGAATGTATGTCAGGTTAAGAGAAGAGTCTACTGCTCAGTTTGAAGTGCATAGTAATAATACTGTAAGTGTTGCAGGTTCTTCAGTTCATACTTCATCTGACGAAACTTTAAAGAAAGACATCTCTACAATACCATCTGCCCTTGACAAAGTGAATCAGATGAGAGGTGTACAATTTAAATGGAAAAAGGAACACGATGTTTATACAGATGAAAACCATCAGTATCATCAAAGAGTAAATATTGGATTTATTGCACAAGAATTAGAAGCTGTTGTACCTGAAATTGTTAATACTCATCAAGATACAGGCATAAAGTCAGTACAAGATGCTAATCAGATAAATGCTCTATTGGTTGAGGCAGTAAAAGAATTATCAGCTAAAGTAACAGCATTGGAGAACGCATAATGCCATATATAGGACATGGAGTAACAAACGCAGGTACATTTTATATTTTAGATGACCTAACTATGAGTTCAAGCGCTACTTATACTATGCAAGTAGGTGGTGTTAGTGTGACTCCTAAAGCAGACAATTTACTTATTACTCTTGATGGTGTAGTACAACATACTCCCGATGCTTATACAGTAAGTGGATCAACTATTACCTTTGATAGCGCTCCAGGCTCAGGAGTGGACTTTTATGGAATTATTATGGGGCAATCAGCAACTATTGGGCAAGGCTCGATAGGAGCAGATGAACTTAAAGTAACTGGAGACGGATCAAGCGGTCAAGTGTTGACTTCAGATGGCGATGGTACCTTTAGTTGGGCTACTGATACAGAGAATTATCTACCTCTTGCAGGTGGAACTGTAACTGGCGATATAACATTGAGTGGAGCAAAGTTATTAGTGGCTGATTCTGCTCAAGGTATTTTTGGAGCAAATGATGGAGATACAGGAATTAGATGGGAAACAAATGACGTACTTGCTTTTGATACGCAGAACGCTGAAAGACTAACTATTCATGCAGATGGGCAAGTAAAAATTGCAGGTAGTGTAGCAAATCAACAATTATATGTAGAGCAAGATAATACAAGCAATGAAGCAGTTAGGATAATTGGTCCAGCGGCTACAAGTGCTACAGTTGCAGTTTTGAATGTTATGACAAATAATGGTGCAAGTGCAGATACAGGTTTAAAAGTTATGCAGAATGGGGCTGTTGGAATTGGATTAGACACACCTGAAGCTCCATTACATATTGTTAATTCATCTAATCAACTTAGGCTAGCAACTGATTCTACATCAGGACATGCTATGCTTAGTCATAGAAGTGATGATAAATTTAGTATATATTCTTGGGATGGCTCTGCTTATACAGATATTTTATTAGGCGTAGATGGTTCAAGTGCAGGAGGCAGGGTCGGGATTGGTACAAATGCACCAAGTATAGGACTTCTTGATGTTAGGTATACAGGAGGAAGTTCAGATGTAGATACAGCTACTGTTCTTAATCTTAAGCAAGAAGCATCAAGTACAACAGCTAATATTAGATTTAATACAGCAACAGCAAATAGTGCTGGGCATTTAATATTTAATACTGATGGCTCATTTCAATTAAGAACAGATGGAAGCAAATATACTACTTTTGCAAATGATGGTTCATTAACAGTTAATGTTGGCGCACCCAGTTCTGCTAATAAAGAGATAGCAAGGTTTCAAGCACACGCAGATAGAGAAATATCATTTGGTTGGATTGATAGTGGTTCTAAGATGACTATGTATACTCCTGGAACTCATTCAATAGTGATAGCTGCGGGTGATATAGGCACAAATCACTTAGAGATATCTAATACAGGACTAGTTCATAATACAACTAATTTTGCAAGTGGTACAAATTCTTATGTATTACAAGCATCTTCAAATAATGCTAATGAATTTATTGTTAATGGAGACGATAGATATTATATGTTCAATACTTGGCAAACGTCTTGGTCAGATAGAAAATTAAAAAAGAATATTACATCAATAACTAATGGATTAGATATATGTGATAAACTTAATCCTGTTACCTTTAATTGGAAAAAAGAATGGACAGAAGGTGATGCTAAATTATCAACTAGAAAATTTCATGGAATTATAGCACAAGAGTTACAAGAGGTAGTACCTGAACTTGTATATGAAGGTAAGGATAAGTTGATGGTTCAAAGAGATGAATTACAATGGGTTTTATTAGCTGCAATAAAAGAATTAAGTGCTAAAGTAAAAGCATTGGAAAGTGAATAATGGCATTAACAACAATTAAAACAGGTGGATTAGCAGACAATAGTGTAACTGATGCTAAAGTTGCAGATGCAATAACTGTTACAGGTGCACAGACAGGGATCACTTCAGTAGGTACACTAACAGCACCATTAACAGTTGGTGTAGACGATACTGGACACGATGTTAAGTTCTTTGGAGCAACTGCTGGAAGTTCCTTTTTGTGGGATGAATCTGCTGATGCAGTATTATTAACGGATTCTACACCAATTAAAATTGGTGACTCTCAAGATATGATTTTATACCACGATGGTTCAAATTCTTATATTACCAATTCACAAGGCGCTCTTAAAATTGCAACTGAGACTTCAGGCATTGCTGTTACAATAGGACATACTACTTCAGAAACAACTATTGCTGATAACTTATCAGTTACAGGTCAAATA